ATAATCATCCATATTATATTAGAAAAGCCATTGAATTAAAGGATCAAGAGTTGCGTGATGCAAGAGCTGTGCCAAAGCATATTGTAGAACAAGCCATGAAAGCAGCGGTATCAAAGACAATCAAGAACAGATCAGCAGCATACAAAGCCAAGGTGGAATACAATAAAAGGAATAACCTAGATTGGCAAGGCAAACTAAAGAAATGAAAGGTGGTTTTAAATCTAAAAGAATATTTTGTTCTGGTATATCAAAACTATCAGGCAAGCCTTGTCAAGCCAAAGGGTTTCCTACCAATAGTTTTAACAAACATGGGTTTCAAATTTATAAATGTAGGTTTCATGGTGGACAGAATACTAATTTTTATGGGTTTAGGGATAGAGCTAATAGAGGAGGTTATAACAAGCCAGGTTTTACAGATGAAAAAAAGATTAAAAGTCTTGCAAGTTTAAGGCAATTTAGAGATAAACCTATTGAATATGTCAGAAATTACTATGAAACCAAAGCCAAGCCAAGAATTGATAAACTTGGACGATACCATTCTGTCAGAAGTTTTAGAGCAGCTCTCCGAAGGAAAAACGCTAGCAAGTATAAGGAAGGAAAAAATATTACCGATCAGCTTGATCAAATTTTATCAATTCTTGAATCAAGAAAACAACAAAGAGATAAAAGACAAAGTTGAAACAGCTAGAAAAATAGGTGTACAAAATATTGTAGATAAACTTCTAGATATTTACCAAGCCGATATAAATTCTGAAACTTTAGATCCTAATTTAATATCTTGGATAAGAGAAAAAACAAAATTTATTACTTGGTTAGCTGGTAAAACTAGTGAGCTATATAGTGATAAAAAAGAAATTAATATAGGTAAGCAACAAAACAATATTGTTATATCTTGGCTAGATAATCCTGAAATTGCTCAAAAATTTAATGATTTAGAACAGCAATATAATGAAAATAAAAAACAAATAATAGATCAATAATTATTTTTTATAATTCCATATTACAATTAAATATAAAGTAATTATTAAAAATATAATTTCATATATGCTGTAATCTGAAAATAACTCAATCATTAATTAAGCAACACATACATGATTGATATAATTAATATCATATTAACAAAGCCAAGTATTGCAGCTAAAATGTAATAAAAAGTTTTCATTATGTAACCTTTTGTTGTCTAATTTTTTCTATTGTTAGTTAATTAATCGCATAGCATATTTAATAACTTGCTTTGCTTGTTGTTTATTATCAACAAATATAAATCTATTTTTATCGTAAAAATAATTTAAAAAGTTAGATAATTCTTTTTTATTAAATTTAGCTATGGTTTTTTTTTTATAATCTAGAATGTACATATAATAACCCTTTTAGTTGTTTATTTTTTTTTAACATTTAAATTATCTTCTTTAATGTTCCAATTTTTTGACAAGTCAAGATGGTTTATAATCCAATGTCTTGCCTCTATGCTATTTTTACAATCAACAACAAATCTTTCTTTGTCTTGATTATTAGTTATTACATATTTAATCATTTATGCAGCCTTTGTTTTTTGATTAAACCAATTATTAGCAAAATTTAATAGTCTTTCATAAACATTCCATTTAATTATCTCATAAGCATCATATTTATATTCAGCTTCGCTGATATAATCATTAGGATAGCCTAACCATAAATCATCGCAAGCAAGTAATAACAAATCATAATTATAAACTGGAACAGCACTTTCAACATATTCAGTTAAAAGATCTTCGTTGTTTAAAATTTGATCTTTATTGTTGTTTAAATCATGTAACAAATTTTGTTCTAATTGGTACATGCTTACTTTTTTGTCAGTCATATTATAACCCTTTCATTGTTTTTTGTTTTATACTATCATAACCAATAAAGTTATATCAATAGTATAGATCTTATATTTTAAGATCCTATAACCCTGAATAATTTCAGGGTTATAAGTTATTAAAATTAATCTGTTCGTTTATGTCTTGATATATATTTACCAATAAAAATTATATTAATTCCGTGAACTTTCATTCTTTCAATATATTCAAGAGCTTGTTTTTTTGTTCTATGCAAACATTGTTCACCAGATTTATATTGTTTTTCAATTTCTGTAATTCTGTCAGTATTCCATTCTATTTTATTAATGACAGTTTTATCAGTTTTACATTCAGTTAAATATTGAACCATGCATCAGCCTCCTTATAGTTGCAGGATGAACACCAATTTTGATTAAAAGTTTTTGATTGATAAGATCTTCAGCAATTTCAATCTTTTTTCTCCAAGCCAATTCTTTTTTATCATCAGTCTTGCCTCTTATTTCAAAATAAAAAGTAATTACTTCTGAAATTATTGACAAAGCCTGATCAGTTGTCATTGTTTTTTTAGTCATGTTATAACCTTTCATTGTTGTTTGTTATATACTATCATAACCAATAAAGTTATATCAATAGTATAGATCTTATATTTTAAGATCCTATAACCCTGAATAATTTCAGGGTTATAAGTTATTAAAATTTATTAACTGTTTTATAATCTTCTAATATTTGTTCCATAGTAAGATTATTTAAATCAATATTACATTCTTTTAAAAATTTTTTACCAGATTTATTTTTAAGCATTTTATTACAAACTAAAAAACCATGAACAAACCTATCAAGTCTATTCCATTTTTTATTATCTGTAATATTAGATTTTTGTAGATCAATTCCGCCTAATGCAGCTAACTGATCAAACAAAGTAATAATTTTAACAGTACCATCTTTTTTAGTGTATTTATCTCCAACTTTAAACATTTAAGCAACCTCCTTACTTAATATTTCACCAGTAGCTTCCCTAAACTTAACTTCATCAAAATTAATATTATCTTTTTTTAAATACTCACATAAATCATTCATAAAAGTACCTTTTATTATTACGTAAGTTATTCCTCTTCTTAAATTAGCAATTGTTCCATTAGTTTTAATAATGTTAGCTAATGCGATATAGTCTTTTTTAGTCATGTTATAACCTTTCATTGTTGTTTGTTAACCATATAGGTTATAATAATATTAATGTAAATAGTAAAAATAAATAAAAATATTAAGTTATTGAATTTATTATGTTTTATTTTTAGAGTGTTATTTCATGCGATTAAATGAATTGGATCTAATTTAAGAAAAGACAAAAGCAAAAAAAGAAAAGATATACAGAAAAGAAATAACCTGGAATTGTATTTATAGAATTTTAAAGCAACAAATTAAAAACAATTATAGAAACAAAAGCAATAGTTGTGTGAGTAAGTTTAAAGATTAAATAAAATATAGATTGAATAAAGTTGCTATTTATTAATACAACGCATCACTATCTTTTTGTGCGAATATAATTCGGTGTTGCATTTATATCACACTTGCATGATAATGTGTTGCATTTATGCAACAATATTAGATTACTAGTGATAATCATTATTATCACTAGTAATAATATAATATTTCCGATAACGTTTAATTATCGGAAATATAGTTATAGTTGTATTTTTATTTTATTTAATAAAATGTGTTGCATAAATATCACACAATTTTAGATTGCACATGGGGGTAGGCACCACAGAACGCCACACTTTTTTTTTTTATATATATATGGGACTTATTAGGATACCTTTAGTCATATAGTCAATTTGCCACCAATCTCTCAACAAACAAAATCGCTAACGCACACACATCTATCCCCAAAAACAACCCACCCATTTTTTATTTGCCTGACCAACCTTTTTATATATTAGTTAAATACTATATTTAGTATATGAACAAAATTATGCATCCAGATGATGAAGATTATTATAATAATAATATAAAAGCTATTATCTTTATAAATATTGATAATTCTGTAACAGTTAAATTTATAGGATTTGAAAATAAAGAACATTCTTCAATATTTAGTTCTTGGTTAATGATGTTATTAAATATTGACAATGCAATTATAAATGATGGCAAATCCAAATCTATTCATTAATGAGTGTAATAACAGAAACCATAATTCAAAATGGTGTTACTAAATATAAAATACCTTATTACCCAAGAGAAAAACAAATAGAACTTCATTTTAACATGAAGAAGTATCGTTGGTCGGTATTAGTTTGTCATAGAAGATTTGGCAAAACTGTTTGCATGATAAATCATTTACTTATGTCAGCATTACGTTCTAAAGAAAAGGCACCACGATATGCTTATATAGCTCCTACATTTAAACAGGCAAAATCTATTGCTTGGGATTATATGAAACAATACACATCTTTAATCCCTAATGTTAAGTTTAACGAAACAGAATTACGTTGTGATTTACCCAATGGCTCAAGAATAACATTATTAGGATCAGAAAACTCAGATGGATTACGAGGTATCTATCTTGATGGTTGCGTTATTGATGAGTATGCCAATGTACAAGGAAAATTGTTTACAGAAATTATTAGACCAGCATTATCAGATAGAAAAGGTTGGTGTGTATTTATAGGCACTCCTCAAGGAACAAATAATAATTTTTATGAATTATATCAACATGCACAAGGAGATAATCAATGGTTTCACTATAAAGCAAAGGCATCACAAACTAAAATTGTAGATGATCAAGAATTAAAAGCTGCAAAGAAAGTAATGGGAGAAAAAAAATACCTACAAGAATTTGAATGCGATTGGATTGCAAATATAGAAGGTGCTGTTTATGGAGATACTATTGCTAAGATAGAAGATGCTAAGCAATTAACGAGAGTTCCTTATGACCCATCTTTACCAGTTTCTACATCTTGGGATTTAGGTGTATCCGATCATTCATCTGTCATATTTTTTCAACAAATGGGAAGAGCAATTAATATAATAGATTACTATGAAGAACGTGGTCAAGGATTACCACATTATATTCAAATGTTACAAAGCAAAGATTACGTTTATAAAGATCATTTTGCACCTCATGATATTGAAGTTACTGATTTTAGTAATGGCAAAACAAGACGTGAAGTTGCTTATCAGTTAGGTGTAAATTTTAAAGTAGTTCCAAAGATTTCATTTGAAGATGGTATTCATGCTGTAACCATGTTGCTTCCTAGATGTTGGATTGATACAGATAGTTGCAAAAAACTTATAGATGCGTTAAGACATTATCATAGGAAGTTTATAGATAAAAACAGAATGTTTAGATCTAAGCCTGTACATGATTGGAGTTCACATGCTTGTGATGCTATGCGTTACCTTGCTGTTGGAATCCAAGAAATAAATACTAGACAATCTGCACCTCAAAGTGTAGCTGATAGTGATTACAAAATAATATGATCTTCTTGTTTGATTTATTAAACACTATTGAAATATTTGATAAATCAAATATAGCTGATAACGAATATAGGATTATTTAATATTATGGGATTTTTGTTTCCAAAAACGCCAGCGTTGCCACCAGTGCAACCTTTACCTGAACCGCCAAAAGCAGAATTGTCGGAAGCAGAAAAAGCAAAAATAAAAGCTGAGCAAGATGAAATTATTAGAAGAAGAAGAGGTAGAAAAAGTACAATACTAACATCTCCGCTTATTGAACAAGCAACAACAGAGAAAAAAACTTTATTAGGAATGTAATATGGGTGGAGTTATATCATCACCAATTAAATCACTTTATAATACAGTAGCAAAACCATCAGCTCCAGCTCCAGCTCCAGCTCCTGAACCAGTTAAAGTTTTAAGCAAACCAGTAGCACCAACAACCGCAGAAGTATCTCAGGCAAGTGCAACAGATATGGATTATAGAGGAATTAAAAGAAGAAGGCGTGGTAGATCTCTAACAATATTAACTGGGTCTGCAGGCGTACAAGAAGGTGCAACTTTAGGCACACCAACTCTTCTAGGATAAATAATGGGTGAAACAGATTTAGTAAAAGATCTCTTAAAGAGATTTGGAAAACTAGTAACACAACGTCAAACTTGGGAATCGCATTGGCAAGAAGTTTCAGATTACATGATGCCAAGAAAAGCAGATGTAACTAAAAGAAGATCACAAGGCGACAAACGATCTGAATTAATATTTGATTCATCTCCATTACATGCTGTTGAATTATTATCAGCATCACTCCATGGTATGCTTACTAATCCTGCAACACCATGGTTCTCATTAAAATTTAAACAATCAGATTTGATAGATGAAGATACCGCAAACGAATGGCTGCAAGATGCAACAGATAAAATGTATGAAGCATTTAATAGATCTAATTTTCAACAAGAAATATTTGAACTATATCACGACTTAATTACTTTTGGTACAGCAGCAATGTTTATTGAAGAAGATGAAGATGACATTGTTAGATTTTCAACAAGACATATTGGTGAAATTTATATTTCAGAAAACAATAAAGGAAAAGTAGATACAGTATATAGAAAATTTAAATTAACAGCACGAGCTTGTATTCAACAGTTTGGAGAAAAAAGTGTTTCTAAAACAACAAGAGGTATTGCAATAAAAGATCCTTACGAAGAAATAACAATCCTACAT